AGCCCCTTGTAATCTGGATGCCCCGCCGATCCTTCGCTTGTTCGGCTACCACCTGTAGCGTACCACAAGCATACGGACTCGGTGTAGTAGTTTTCGGCGTTAATCTCGTCTTCGTAATCCCATTGCCCCGCGAGCAATAACAGTCCCGCGAGCGTTAGCATTGCCAGTGTCTCTTTAATCACGACTCATCCTCCAATTTTGGGTAGACATTCAGCGCGTATTCCTGCGCTTCCTCAATCTCTTTCGGCGTGCATAGCTGCGATAGCTCGTACACTAGTTGCAAAGCATCCTCGAGCCTATGCTTCGGTGCTGTCAACGCTAACATCAGCGCGTTAGTTAGTGCCTGTTTGTGATTCATGCCACCCCCTTAACTGAAAATCTAGCTCATCCTCTCGAGCGATCCTTGAGTATTCTATTTCCTCGCTTACCATCGCGGCGTAATTAAAATAATCATCATCTCGCGCTTGTTCTATTGCTTGATCCTCCGATGCCGCCTCATATAATCTAAACTCGTCCCATACCTGTGCCGTTCTAGTGACTACCCAGTATTTATTCATGCTATCTCCCCTATCTCATCATATACCGCATCAGCTCCGCCGAATGATGCCGCAACAGTAGTAAACATCTTGGCGCACCTATCGCCGTATACGTCCGGCCTATCCCAAAATCCTACGCCATGACCATTGCGGGTAAGCCAGAAATCATGACCCGCTTGCTCTATATTCTCAGGTGATAGGTAGCACTCGATGCGGCTATAGAATGCTAGACAGTCGATTACAGACTCGCGGAGAAAATCCTCATCAATATCCGCGCCGATTGGCGGCTGTCCTTCCTCCCCTAATTCTGTAAAGTCTACCGCTTCAAGGTAGGCGGCAATAAATTGAGACTCTTTCTTATTGGTTTCTATTATGTGCATTTTATTTTCCCCTTAAGTGATTGATTAAACTCGTTTATTGTTCAAGAAGTTAGCCTTGCGCGTGCCATGCACTCTAATGTAAATACTAGGCGCATCGCTTTTGCCGTTGCATAGGCCGCAATCTAGGCAAGAAATCCCCTTGCTATCCGATAGACACTCGATCGAATCCGTAGGCGTAGGCGCATCGGTCGCCAATACTTGAAAGCTTCTAGCGTTATCGCGCTTTACCTTCTGCGCTACTGCTAGAGTGTCGGCGGATACCATGCACAAATCCAAGTATCTACGGTCGAAGTTCTTATGATTATATTGGTGAGTGTAGCCAGTATGCCCAATGCCTAGTGCCGCAAAGTCTCGCAATATTTCAAAGGGGACAGCAGCCGGATCGCCATACGCGCCGAGCCTAATCTTGCGCTTAGCTATTTGGTCGCCATGCAATGCCGGATCGAATACCGTATAGCTTCCGCGCTTATAGGCACGATAGATTGCTAATGGCGCTTGTCCGATATTGACATAGCACGCGCCACCTACCGCCCAACGTTGCGGACAATTGCCGCAGATGGAGTAATCAGCCTTAGACTTGAAAGCTTCGATCGGATCTATATCGCTTCGCAAGATCCAAACTTGTACCATTTTCCCCGTTTTGCGATTGTTGGTTGATAGTGTCGCAATCACCGTTATTGGCTCGCCATCTAGTGACGATGAGCCTTCATATAAGATAAAGCCTTTTGGTTTAACCATTAGTATTCCCCTTAGTTTCTACCATCTAGGTAAACGGATTTTCCGTATGTTTGCGAGATGGTAGGCAGCATCGGTCTGATATACTTATCAAAATAAGCTTCATATTCGAGAATCGTAAAAGCCGACCGAATCTCTAATACTGTAAAGCCATCGTCATCGCATAGCGTGTATAGGTATGAATTCATTGCGATTCCCCTTAGTTATTGCGCGATATACGGCGCAAACATAATCTCAATCATTTTGTCGCTATCAATTCCTATAGATTCAAACTCGCGCTCTTGCGATTCCTTAGTAGGCAATACGGCTATAATATTTCCTTGTCTATCCGCTATACAGTACTTGTATCCATGTAGCGTTGCATCGTGAGTTTTTACTGTTCGCATAGTGTGTATCCCCTTGTGTAGTGCGCTGCACTGTTGCTGCGCTGCCATGGAATACAATGCAGACCGCGTGCCAACTCGTGCCAACAATCGAAATTAATTTTAAAACTCCAATGATTCCAATGAGATACGGATGAAAATAAATTCACCGGATTGTTTTACTGGGTATATGTACAGTGTCTGAAAGTGTTACTGTGTTACCGCAAAGTGTTACTGTGTTACCGTTGGAGTGTTACCGGTAACAGATGGCTTGGTATAGGCTATAGGCTGCCAATCAATCCCTTACACTTAGCGAATCTCGCCACCAGTTAGCGAATCTCACCACCGAGGTGGGTCAATCGGTGGGGCGGGGAGGGGCGATGCTAGACAGCAAGTTTGTTAGTTGCCCCCCAAATTTGCAGCAGGCCAAATTAAAAAAAAAAGAAAGACAACAACCTGCCCCCAATCCCGTATGAGTAGTGGTTTTCGCCAATTGTTAGCAAATATTAATAAATCATGGTTTAATTTATTAACTGTTAACTAACCGAGACATACGAAGCTGTAATGAAAGACAACATAACAGACGACACTGTAGAGCCTCCAAAGCGAAAGCGGGGTAGGCCAAGGAAGTCAGAGCTAGTTCCTGAGAAGCGTGGCAGGGGCAGACCCAAGGGCGACCATTCGGCAATGCAGGAGATGAAGCAAAGGTTTCTTGCAAGGCGAGATACCCCTGCGGTAATCAACTCCATCTACAAGGCGGCAATGGATGACGACCACAAGAACCAAGCTGCGGCATGGAAGCTCATCATAGATCGCGTCTTACCTGTCAGTGCGTTTGACAAAGATAAGATGGGCGGCAAGCCGACAGTCAACATCACTATATCTGGCGTAACAGACGCGCCTGTAGTCGGGGAGGTCATAGATCATGAAGACGTTGATTGATCTGTTAGTCAAGCATGAGGGATTACGGACTAAGCCCTACGAAGACACTACAGGAAACCTGAGTATAGGCGTAGGGAGAAACCTTGAGTCTTTAGGGTTATCTCACGATGAAATCTACTATATGCTCAAGAACGACATCAGAAGGTGTGAGGAAGAACTTGATAACGCCTTCCGGTGGTACAAGTACCTAGACCAAGTGCGTAAGGATGCCATGGTATCATTATGTTTCAATCTAGGTATTACGAGGTTGAGGAAGTTCAAACTAGCTCTTAAGGCTATGGAGACTGACGACTTCGAGGAAGCTGCGGATGAATTCTTGGATTCTTTGTGGGCTACTCAGGTTGGTCAACGTGCCGTAGAGATAACCTACATGATTAGATATGGAGAATACTATGCCTAATGTCGGCGGCAAGAAGTACCCCTACACTACTGCGGGAATGGCGGCAGCTAAGAAGGCCAAGAAGAAGATGGCCTCTAAAGCACCTACTCGCACTAGAACGACTCGTAGGAAGTAACATGAGTCTTTATAAGAACATCCACGCAAAGAGAAAGCGCATTGCGTCAGGAAGCGGAGAGACTATGCGAAAGCCCGGAAGCAAAGGCGCTCCTACGGCTAAAGCATTTAAGCAAGCCAAGAAGACCGCGAAGAAAAAATGAACCTAAACATCAGTCTCCTAGAGTGGCAGAAGAAGGTTTGGAACGACCCTACGCGTTTCAAAGTCGTTGCTGCGGGTCGCCGGACGGGTAAGTCTCGTCTGGCGGCTTACCTTTTGATCGTCAACGCTCTGAAGTCTGATAGAGGTCAAGTGTTCTATGTCGCGCCTACTCAGGGTCAGGCTAGGGACATTATGTGGAATCTCCTCTTGGAGATAGGCCAACCCGTTATAGACTCCTCTCATGTCAACAATATGCAGGTCAAGCTAGTCAACGGAACTACCATAAGCTTGAAAGGCGCGGACAGACCTGAGACTATGCGCGGTGTAAGTCTTAAGTTTCTTGTCTTGGATGAATACGCAGACATGAAGCCCGATGTATGGGAGTTAATTTTAAGACCTGCGTTGACAGACCTGAAAGGAGAAGCCTTATTTATCGGGACACCAATGGGTAGAAATCATTTCTATGAACTCTACAAACAAGCCAGTTTAGGCACAGACCCCACGTTTAAGGCATGGCACTTTACAAGTTACGACAATGACTTACTAGACGAAGCAGAGATTAACGCTGCGAAAGCAGGGATGTCCTCCTATGCCTTCCGTCAGGAATTCATGGCCTCCTTCGAGGCTAGGGGTTCTGAGATGTTCAAAGAGGACTGGATTAAGTTTGACGAGGAAGAGCCGACTACTGGTGACTACTATGTCGCCATTGACCTCGCGGGCTTTGAGGAAGTCGGGAAGAAGACCCGAAACAAGAAACTTGACAACACTGCCATAGCTGTAGTAAAAGTCGGCGAATATGGATGGTGGGTTTGTGATATAATAGCCGGACGTTGGGAGTTGAACGAGACTGCCCAGAAGATATTTCAGGTTGTACGAGACTACGAACCCGTCTCAGTCGGTATAGAGAAAGGCATAGCCCGTCAGGCTGTGATGTCTCCGCTTACCGATCTTATGAGGAAATATCAGCGTTTCTTCCGTGTAGAAGAGTTGACCCACGGAAACAAGAAGAAGACAGACCGTGTAATGTGGGCGTTACAGGGCAGGTTTGAGAATGGCATCTGTACCTTAAACAAAGGTGAGTGGAATGTCCAATTCTTAGACGAGATATTTCAATTCCCTGATGCTCTAACACACGATGACATGGTGGACGCACTAGCCTACATAGATCAGTTGGCTACTGTGTCCTACGCTTATGACTTTGAAATTGATGACTACGAAGTCATAGATTCTGTTTCGGGATATTAATATGCTAGATAGCAATGAAGATACATTCGGCATAGAAGAGACTTTAGAGTCTTGGGTTATGGAGAAGTGCCGCGAGTGGCGCGACCATTACGAGTCGAACTATGAAACTAAGTTCGATGAATACTACCGTCTATGGCGAGGCATCTTCTCTTCTGAGGATCGCAATAGGGATTCAGAACGCTCGCAGATCATATCCCCTGCCCTTCAACAGGCCGTAGAGTCTTCCGTTGCAGAGATTGAAGAAGCTACCTTTGGTCGTGGCAAGTTCTTTGATATTAAGGATGACGACCAAGAAACAGCAGATGTCGCCTACCTTCGCGACCAACTAACTAAAGATTTCAAGAAGAACAAAGTCCGCAAGGCAGTAGGTGAGTGTTTGATTAACTCCGCTGTCTACGGCACAGGTATTGCTGAGCTAGTCCTTGAGGAGAAAAAGGACATGCGTCCTGCCTCGCGTCCTACAATGGACGGACAGCTACAAGAGGTCGGCGTAGAGATGTTCGACCGCACTGTGTGTAAACTCCGCAGTATCCAACCACAGAACTTCCTAATTGACCCCGTGGCTACAAGTGTAGACGAAGCCATCGGTGTAGCTATTGACGAATTCGTATCTTCTCACCAAGTAGAACTCCTGCAAGAAAAGGGAGTCTACAAGGATGTACCGTTTAACTACGCTTACCCTGACATCGACCTAGATGCAGACCACGAACTTACCACGCAGCCTACTGATAAGGTTCGTCTCACCAAGTATTATGGTCTAGTCCCCCGCCATCTACTTGAGAAGGACGACCTGTATGAAGAGGTTGAAGAGCTAGTACCAAGTGACGAAGATAAGACCTTCTATGTTGAGGCAATCGTGGTCATAGCGAACGGTGGTACTCTCCTGAAAGCGGAGAAGAACCCGTACATGATGAATGACCGACCCGTCATTGCATTCCCGTGGGATGTAGTCCCTAATCGTTTTTGGGGAAGGGGTGTGTGTGAGAAGGGTTATAACTCACAGAAAGCCTTAGACGCAGAACTCCGCGCAAGGATTGACGCTCTAGCCCTGACAGTCCATCCGATGATGGCTATGGACGCTACCCGTCTTCCCCGAGGGGCAAGGCCGGAAGTCAAAGCAGGTAAAATAATCCTTACTAATGGTAACCCTGCTGAGGTTCTACAGCCGTTTAACTTCGGACAAGTCAACCAAATCACCTTTGCACAAGCGGGTGAGTTGCAGAAGATGGTTCAGACTGCCACAGGAGCTATAGACTCTGCGGGAATTCCGGGTTCTATCAATGGTGAATCCACAGCAGCAGGCATCTCAATGTCTCTCGGTGCAATCATTAAACGTCATAAGAGGACTCTGATTAACTTCCAAGAGTCTTTCTTGATTCCGTTCGTACAGAAGGCTGCGTACCGTTATATGCAGTTTGAGCCTGAGTTATACCCTGTTGCGGACTATCAGTTTGAAGTCTCCTCCTCTCTCGGGATTATCGCGAGGGAGTACGAGGTTACTCAATTGGTACAATTACTTCAGACTATGGGTCAGGACTCACCTCTGTATCCGACATTGATTCAGTCCATCATAGACAACATGAATCTCTCGAACAGAGAAGAACTCATTACTGCACTCGCTCAAGCAGGACAGCCTTCACCTGAGCAGCAACAAGCTCAACAGGCTGCACAGCAAGCACAGTTGGCCTTCCAACAGTCTCAGACTAACGCACTCAACGGTCAGGCTTCCGAGTCTCAGGCTAGAGCGCAGAAGATCGCAGCAGAGACTAAGGCTATCCCTGTGGAACTTGAGACAGATCAGATCAAAGCCATCACCTCTAACCTCAAGGTGGGTGACGCAGATGACCGTGAGTTTGAGAGACGACTCAAGGTCGCAGACACAGCTTTGAAAGAGAAGAGGCTAAATCTTGACGCAGCAAAGGCCATATCATAGTGGTAAGTCAAAGAGAATTACAAACGGTCGTAGAACAGATCAACGCCATACTAGAGCGCCTAGACAAAAGAATCACGGCGATAGAGGCGGTTCAGAACTCCTTGCTTCACGATTTGAAAGAAACTCAAACCAAGAAGAGGGGGCGACCTAAGAATGGATAAAGCAACAGAAAAGTATTATGACGACCTTCAGGGCATGTTTATGACTGACGGTTGGAAAGAATTGATGAAAGAGCTAAGTGCCAATGCTCTTCAGATAAATTCAGTTGAGGCAACAAAAGACAATGAGGATTTGTACTTCCGTAAAGGACAGTTAAACATTCTCTCTTTTATCCTTAACTTAGAATCTACGGTTGACCATTTACAGAAAGAGGATAGCAATGAAGGTGTTTGATTTTCAGTGTGAAGAAGGCCACATACATGAGGCTTTTGTGAAGACTGACGAAGACCGTCCTTGTCCCGACTGTGGTGGAAACAGTAGTAAGGTTATCTCTGCACCTCGTGTAGTCCTTGACCCAATATCCGGTGCGTTTCCGGGCGCTACGATGAAGTGGGCAAAAGACAGGCAGCAGAAGATAAAAAAAGAACGCAAGGTAGCCGAGCAATAGTCCTATTTCGGGGTAGCTAGAATCGGTCTTGTTAGTTATGGAGTTAAATAGTGGCACAATTAATTGATGAGGTTACGCAAGAGGTAGATGAAACACAGAACGAAGAAGCGGTCTTAGAGGAAACTCAAGAGGTAGCCGCGCAGCCAACAGATGATTTGCCCGAGCAGTACCGTGGTAAAACTGCTGCTGAGTTGGTCAAGATGCACCAAGAGGCAGAGTCTCGCATCGGTCAACAGGGCGAAGAAGTTGGCAAGCTAAGAAGCGTTGTTGATGATTTCATTCTTAAGCAGACAAAATCAACTGAACCGGAAGAGGCCGAGGAGATAGACTACTTCGCTGACCCCGACAAAGCTGTAGAACACAAGATTGCAAACCATCCAACCATTAAACAGTTGGAGCAGTTAGGTGTTCAGATGCAACAAAGTCAGACTCTCTCTGCGTTACAGCAGAAGCACCCTGACCTAAAAGAGATTGCTTCGAGTCCTGAATTCCAAAAGTGGGTGACAGGAAGCAAAGTAAGAACTCAGCTATACGAGCAAGCGAACAACCAATACAACTATGACGCAGCGGATGAATTGTTTTCCACATGGAAAGAGATTCGTAATGTCGCAACTCAGACTGTAGAAGTTGAACGCAAAGAGCGTAAGCAAGCATTGAACGCAGCATCAACGGGTGGAGCATCAGGCAGTACCGAAGCTCCAAGCAAGAAGATATATCGCCGAAGCGACATTATTGACTTAATGCGGAACGACCCGAAGCGTTATCAATCATTATCCGGTGAGATAATGAAGGCGTATCAGGAAGGCCGCGTACGTAACTAATAGGTATTAGATCATGGCAACATCAACTTTTCCCGCCACTGGCGGTTTTGTAGACAACACTTCAGCAGCTACTTTTGTACCTGAAATTTGGAGTGACGAGATTCGCGCCGCGTATGAGAAGAACCTCATCCTGGCGAACCTTGTAAAGAAAATGACTATGAGCGGCAAGAAAGGTGACACGATTCACGTTCCTGCTCCTATCCGTGGCGCTGCTTACGCTAAAGCAGAAAACACTGCGGTAACTGTACAGAACGACACAGAGTCAGAAGTACAGATCGTCATTGACAAGCACTACGAGTATTCACGCATCATCGAAGATATTACTGAAGTGCAGGCTCTTGCTTCACTCCGTAACTTCTACACAGGTGACGCGGGTTACGCTCTTGCTCGTCAGATTGACAACGATCTGTTTGCTCTTGGCAAGTCACTAGGTGATGGCGATGGCTCTTCTTGGGTCAACTCTGCTGTCTTCTACAATGACGCATCTACAGGTCTGACTGCTTACGCGGCTGACACTGTTGCTGCTGCTGACGTATTCACTGACGCGGCTTTCCGTGAGTTGATTCAGAAGCAGGATGACGCGGACGTTCCTATGGACAACCGTTGCTTTGTTATTCCTCCTTCACTGCGTAATGCCATCATGGGCATTGATCGTTATGTATCTTCTGACTTCGTAAGCGGTCAGCCTGTTGCTAACGGTAAGATCGGTAGCCTGTACGGCATTGACGTATTCGTTACTTCTAACTGCCCTGTCATTGAAGCTGCTGCTGATAACGCAGCGGGTGGCGATGTTAAGGCAGCAATGCTTATCCATCAGGACACTATGATCCTCGCGGAGCAAGTAGGTGTTCGTTCGCAGACTCAGTACAAGCAAGAGTTCCTCGGTACTCTGTACACTGCTGACACTCTGTACGGTGTTAAGGCTTACCGCCCTGACAGCGGTTTTGCTCTTGCCGTAAACGGCTAAGACGGAGATGGGGGCGGGGAAACTCGCCCCCTAATCTTATGCGTAAAAAAGACTCAAGATTACAAAAGATTGGAGTTAGTGGGTATAACAAGCCCAAACGTACCCCTAACCATCCCACTAAAAGCCACGTTGTTGTGGCAAAGCAGGGCGACACAATTAAGACCATACGATTTGGTCAGCAGGGCGTAAAAGGCGCAGGGAAAAACCCCACGACCGCCAAGGACAAAGCCCGGAAGAAGTCATACTACGCGCGACATAACGCGCAAGACTCCAACCCTTCTAAACTGTCTGCGAGATATTGGTCGCACAAAACGAAGTGGTAACTAACAGGAATTCAAAATGGCAACGATAGTAACCAAGAACAGCTCAACCGCCTCAGCCGTCCCGACTACGAGTGACTTGGTTCAAGGCGAACTTGCTGTCAACTTAGTGGACAAGAGGCTCTTCACTGAAGACAACAACACTACCATTATCGAGCTAGGCACTAACCCGTCTACTATTACAACAGCCACAGCTACCGTTACCGGAACTCTAACCGCTAACGGTACTTTTGCATCTAGCAATGCAGTTCTTACAGGCGGCACTATCAACGGTGTTGTCATTGGAGGAACTAACCCTCTAGCCATTACAGGCAGCACTGTCACAGCAAACACAGGCTTTGTTGGTGGACTGACAGGCGATGTAACGGGTAACCTTACAGGTAACGTAACAGGCAACGTCACAGGCGATTTGAC